TAATCAAATAACAAATTACCATCTTTATCGGTTTGTGAAGTTGCAAATTCTTGAACATCACTGGTTAAGTAAACTGTAAATGGCACTGAATCATAAGTTACAGAACTATCATCAGCTAAAGCTTCCCTTAATGGTGGCTCTATAGTAACTGTAGAAGCATTACTTGATGATGTTGCATCTTCTACAACCATATAAACTTTACTATGTGCAAATTTTATTAAATCACCTGCTTTCAATCTTCCTGCACCATCTCCTGCAAAACCATCTATTGCTATTGTAGTGTCTGCTACTGCATGAACTCCATTTACTAATAATGTTCCAGTTTCGTTACCTTGTGCATTAAAATAACTTGGAAATGTTACAGTAAAATTTTCTTTTCTGCTTCTTTGTTTCATTATAAATGCCATAACTGGTGCAAAATCTGCTCTAGTCATAAGTGGGTATTTAATTGAAA